CATTGAATAACCAGCCGGCCTCGGTACGCCGATCGAACTTGAAATTCTCCCACTCGGCCTCCTCAGGAAACGGAAAGCCGTGTTCGTGCTCCCAGTCAAACTCTGAGATGCCATTGGGCGTGTACCAGCCGCCCTCATCAGCCTCCCAGCCCTCGGCAAACCGCAGCTTTGCGGTGCGAGCCTCATCAGCCATCGCGGCATCCACCGATGCAGCAATATCGCCGTAACGGCTGTACTCCTCAGCCCTCTGAAGGTTGTAATGAGCAACCTCTGCATCCAGATACGCTGGAACGTTCTTGTACTTGAACTGATCGAAAGGATGTGTAGACATGGTCATTCGAGTGGATCTGTGAATGGGTCGAATTGAAGCTCTTGAATAAGTCGGCTGAGATACCACTCAGCTTTCTGTAGGTCCTGTACACCACCCTTCTCGCGGAACCGCCAGATGTATTTGATGGTGTTGCCCCGCAAAAAGCCGAGGTATTCGTTCATGGTCATAGCCGCCTTGATGGCGTCTATACATTCGATGTCCCCGCCCGTGTAGTGGGCGGGGCTGTTCACTGGATCAATCGCCATAGTCATCAAACTCGATAGGCGGAATCACGGACCAGTCATTGATCCACGGGAGCATCCGCTCCACGTCTTCATTGGTTGGTGCGTTATCCGCTGTGATGGGGTCATCCAACACTAGGACGGTCTCGCACATGGCTGGACCGAATTCGGGTGGATCGAAACGACCGCCAGGCAGCACCTGGATCGCATCGTCCACGATGGCGTGGATGTGCAGGTAGTCGCTGCCCTGCTTGTACTGAAAGGAAACGAGTTGTGCTTGGGGCATGGTTGGCCTCCGAACGACCCCCATAAGGTAGCACACTATGGGAGGTAGCTGGAGATCACCGGAAAAACTTCATGTTCGTAAGCGCTCAGCACGCTGGCATCGATCCCGTTCTGCAGCGCCTTCTCGATGTCCTTCTCCAGCTCGCAGAACTGCTCCGGCGTGTCCTGATACAGATACTCCCCAATTTTCATCGGCTTTCCATCGGGGTGGTACGCCGTGTACCTCACGATCGCCAGGTAGCCCGGATCCCGCTTCAGCTTGTAATAGGTGATGGTGGTCCGGGGCTGATCCATCGTTCCAGCCAGTCCATCACCAGTCTGGCCGATGACCACGTATTCAAGCATAATGTAGTAGTCCTCACGGTGAGACTCAATGGACGCAAAACGAGAATTCGCCTACGAGCGCTTCCGCCGCGACATCCAAACCTGCGAGGACGTCAAGCAACTCCAAGAACTCGCCTGCAAATTCATGCGCCTATACCTGACCCAGCAAGAAACGGTCGATGCCATGGCCCGTAACGGCTGGCTCCCCCAACCCAAAACAGGCAGTTAAGAGAAGGTGACTAAGAGGTTTGGCGAAACCATTCGGGTTTACCCATTTCCATCTCCACAAGGGTGGTGGTTTGATGGTGGCGAATAATGAGTTTGTGCGTCTCCGATTCCGAGTATGTCGTCAAATAACGCAAGCCTTCTTGGCGCACCGCCTCAAGATCATTAGCAGATCCACCGGCGGCCCATTCTCCTTCGGAGTCTTGCAGCTCCCATTCGTAATGTTCGTCCATGTGATTAGTGGTAATGACTAGGCGGTGTGATTCTTCAGAAACTCAACCAGCAAGCGATGCGCTTCCCCGGCATCCGCAATGAACTGGCCTCGGTAGTGAAAGCCTTCTTTGTCGATGCGGATCACTTCTTCCGTTTTTTCCCGCAGGTTGATCACGCTAAGCGGATCGCGTGGTTTTGTGTCAGTCATGGGGATAGAAGTGGGTTCCACTATGAGGGAGGGAGTTCGGTAGCGTGCATAGCATCGAGCAACGCCTTTTCGTGCTGCAAGTAACCCCATTGAGCGGCGCGGGTGGCGATGCGGCTAATCGCACCTGGCCCGCCTTCGTCCTCTTCTATCCACTGCTGCACCAGCTCTGGTGTTGGTGTGATGGGGTGGTCAGTCATTGCGAGTCTCCTGTGATTCGAGCTTCCGCAGCTCAGCGCGGATGTTTGCAGCCATGAATCGATTGCCATGGCGTTCTGCGATCTCAAGCGCTTTTAGGTAGCGCTCGCGGCGGGATAATTCAGTCATTTCTCACGCCCCTCCTTGCGCTCCCGAATCAGCCGCGCCGTGGTGTTGAACATCTCACGCCGCACCTCATAGGGGATCGCACGCACCATCTGATTCAGCCTGAACTGCAGGTACTGATCATCGTCATCAGCCTGCGCTCCAGTCAGATGGGCAGTGTTCAAACCATTGGCAAGCGCACTGACCATCCAAGCCTGGAACGTGGGTGAGTCCAATAAGTCTCGCAGCAAGATTTTCTCGGCTGCTACTAGGACGTGCTGAGGAATGCCTTGATCCATTCGTGTACTACTTAATTACGCCTTGCGGCCCTGTCACGTTAGCACAACTCGCAGGGCCATACCGGGTCTCCCCGGCTTCATCACGTTCCCGCAACCGCTCTTGCCACCCCTTAGGGGGAAGCGGGAGCTTCCACTCGGTAACGAGCTTCTCCTCCCACTTCCTGAAACGCTCCAGGTCAGCCTCATTCATCCCACTGACTCCAAGCTGCATCCTTCAGGCGCTTCATCTCTTCCTTGGTGCGCTCCTCTTGCCTTGCGCGGGGATATTGCCCAGAGTGTCCACCCTGGGCAGATTCCGCTCCAGTGCTGGGTTCTGAGGGTGGACACTGGGTGTCTGACCCGGCAAGGTGTCCACCCTCGGACGAATCAGCAGATTTAAGGGTGGACACATCTGACGTTCCAGAGAGGTTGTCCACCCTCAGATCCGTTCCAGTGCAGTCATTCTCTGAGGGTAGACACTCTTTTTTTACCTCTCCACGCGAGAGAACAGCTTGGTACATTTTTCGGCCATAACGACCTTCTTCCTGGTACGAACGAACTAACCCCCGCTTGACCAACCGCTGGAGCGATTTCTGGATCGCCGGAACCTTTCCGGGAATAAGGGGATCTGACTGCAAATCCGTGGAGGAGAACTCCCTGGGATACCCAACCCGCAAGCGCTGCAACACCCGATCCGTCACACCACTCGGTGCCGCATTGGTTGGATCGACCTCCGGCGTGAAGTCCGCAACGGAGAAGCTGAGGTCATCCTCCTGCCGCATGATCAACGCCGTCCCAGAGCGCCCTGCACGGCTCTTCTCGATGCTGATGATCCGACTGTGCTGGGGCGCCTGCCCCTTCTCCACCTGCTCCTTGCTGGGCTTCTTCAACGCCCACGTCTCATCCACCGCATCCCGAATCGCCGAGGTCCCCCTAAACCCACCCTGCTTATTGGCGTGGTGAATGATCAGGATCGTCGCCGCCGGAAACAACACCCCGTTATTCCTGGTCAGCCAATACAGCGGCGTCGCAAAATCCGACTTGTTCTCATCAAACGCCCTTCCACCACTGCACCCGATCAACGAATCAATCACCACCAACTTGGGCCGGACCTTCTCCATGAGCTTGATGAACTGCGCGTACCGCTGGAGCGCCCAGTCCGTCTGAATGAACGTATTCCGATCCAGCGGATAATCCACCTCCTCCAGCTGCTCCTTGAGCTGAATCAGCGGCTGATCCCCATTCAGCAACAACACCGGCCCCTGCTGCACTGGAACGTGCTTCCCCCGCACAACAAACGCCTGGCCCGTCGCAATGTGCTTCGCAATAGTCCAAGCCGACATGGACTTGCCATCCCCGCCAGCCCCATAAATCAGCACCACCGACGGATGCGGCAACACATCGGGAATCAGGTAGTCCCGCTTGTCATCCGTCAAGGCAAGCTGCTCAGCGGTCATAACCCCCTTCGCCCCCTCAAACTGGATCTGATCAACAATCAGCTTCTCCAACGCCACCTGATCCCGATACCCAGCCTGGAGCGCCAGGTTGTTCAGGTTGAAGTTCATCTCCGCCGGGTTGTCCATTTCGAGATAGGACTTGGCTTTTGAGATGACCTCGTCAAACGAAAGAGTCGCTCTTGCATAAAGGACCGGCTTCGCCTCGACCTCATCGACAACCGATGCACAACCGTCCCTCTGAAATCGCGCCCTATCTGGGTCGTAGTGGTCCGCCAGCTTGATCAGGCTGCCAAACCCCAGCCCACCACCAGCCTTAAACCCAGCCTCCCACCGAGCCAAACACGGATCCTTCCCATCCGCCCAGTCATCGGCATACTCCTCATCCTGGAGCGACCACTCCCTCCACAAATTGAGCCCCTCATCCCCAGGCAGCTCGGAATGGATCATCGCCCCAATCCGCCACCACAGATCCTCCGACCCACGCCCCTGCGGCTGAATCACCGACAAACAGGACTGAGCAATCACCATCCGCTCCTCCTTGGAGCGTGAAGCCCACCGCCCATCCTTCAGGCCCTTCCCGGTACTTTTCGTGTTCTTATCCCGGAAAGACTCCTTCATGCGCTCTAAGAGCCACGCAGGAGCCTCTGGAACGGCATTGAAATCCCCTTCAGGTGTGTAGACCCCTCCAGACCAATAAGCGCCTGCTAGGAGCCCCTGACGGCCCCACAGCACTTCCCAGCCTTCTCCACTCGCCGCCAAGCTGATGTCACTCACCTCCGTCCACAGCTCCTGTGGAACGGTGAACAGGAACTTCGCCGCCGCTTTCTTCGGCGATGTCACCCGTGGAGCGCCCTCAAGATCTTTCCCCCACTTCTTCATCACGGCGCCAAGGTTGGCGTCCACATCCAGAATCACAAGCCCCTTACTCCGAGGCCCCGTAAACACGCCGATTGCCTGGAACGTCTCCGGCGCCCGCTCGATGTACAGCGCCGCCGCCTCAGGCGTAAGGTTGTCGTGGTGCGCCCGCCCTAACGGGTTTTTGCCACAAGCCGTTCCACCCTTGGGCATCTCCACGCCCTTGGCATAGATCGGCGCACACGCCCAATGTCCGGGCAACGTCCGTACAAACGAAAGAAGGTCCATCTGTTAGACTCCTACAGGAAGGTTCACTCTGCGCCCCTCGGCCTCGCCAGCCTTGGGGCGTTTTTTCATTGTACGCCACTTGCCAACCCTTGTCACTGTGCTACGGTGTGTGAGCACCGGGCAGTTCTCGCCCACAGCAACCTGCAAATGCCTTTCGTTCCAACCAAGTTCCAATCAGCCGTCAGCGGAGGTTCCGCTGGATCGGGATACCTCAACCCAAGCAAAATCCAGAGCGGCGGCAACGTCCGCTTCGCCCTGCTCAGTGAAGAACCGCTCTGCTTCTATGAGTGCTGGGGCGAATCCAGCGACGGCTCCGTCCGCCCCTTCCGCTTCCCCGACGATCCCACCCCCGCCGACATCGAACAGGAGATGGGTCCCGACTACACCCGCCGCCTCAACCGCGAAGGCACTGGCCCAGAGCCAGTGAAATTCGCCCTGGCAGTGCCGGTCTACAACTTCGAGACCGGCACCATCCAAGTCCTCCAGATGAGCCAAAAGTCCCTCATTAAGGAGCTGGACAACATCTCCCAGATCGAGGACTACGCCAATCTGCTGGAGTGGGACTTCGTAATGGGCAAAACCGGCCAAGGACTCACCACTGAGTACAGCCTTCGCCCAGTCCCCCGCAAAGGTGCCACCCAAAAGCAGATCGACAAAGCCTGGACCGCTGCCCTAGCTGACGGCTTTGACATCACCCGTCTCATCGGTGGTGGCAACCCATTCAAGGAAGCCGCCTAACACATTCACGGGGTATGGGCCTTGCTCATGCCCCTTTTTCTTGTTAATATCATTGTGGGAAGGAGTATTTCATGCGCCCAATAGAGCAGGTACAAGCCATGCAAGCCCGCCAAGATGAGCTGGAACGTCTCTACGAAGCGGACGGACGCCATGACCGATCCCACCCCCTCCACGCCCACTACACGGGGCTGTACCAAGCCGCCAACACCAAAACTGGAAACGACGGATGATGACATGGTCCGTATTACTGTAGGAGATCAGGTAGGATGGGTAAGTAGCTACCACCTAGCAGACCAAAAGATCAAACAACTCCAAAAAGCGTGGCTACTGTATCACACCCCCAATGAGTAAGCAGAATGCCCTGGCACGTTTGCGGAAGTCCTCCCTGGTCCGTGACGACACCACCGACCCCAACGGCAGGATCTACCGCGACAGCCAAGGCAACATCTACCACTCAGTCACGCGAATCTTAAGTGCTACAGCCCCAGCGGAACAAAAAGCCGCCCTGGAACGTTGGCTGTCTCGGCCTACGGCCTCGACGGATAGAGACACGGCGGCCACCCGTGGAACGTTGGCCCACAACCACGCCGAGTACCTCCTAAAGACTGGAGCGAAAATCGCCCGCCAAACCGCCAACAAACGCCGCTGCTGGAAAACCTCTGCAGACGGCCTGGAACGCTGCCCTGGATCGATCACCCGCTGGGGCCTCGAAAGAGCCATTCAAGGGGCTCCACGGGTGCCCTGGAGCGCTGCAGGCTACGCCCGTGGACTCCGCTGCTGGATCGCTGACAACGTCACCGCGATTCACGCAGTCGAATTCAGTACCCACCACCCAGGAGGGTGGGCTGGAACGACAGACGCACTTCTCGACATTCAAGGCACTGGTCCGGTTGTCGTTGACTGGAAAACTTCAGTCCGTGAACGCAGCGAAGAGATGCTCACCAATTACGTAGATCAGTGTGGTGCATATTCTCTCGGCCTGAAGCACCTAACAGGCATCAAACCCGTCGGCGCATTCATTGTGGTGGCACGTCGCACTGGAGCGCCTCAGATTCGCCAACTCAGCGAGCTTGAATTACCTGGAGCGGAATCGCGCTTTGCAGACCGCGCTGCTCGGTACTTTGAGGAGCAAAAATCGCATTCACAGGGGTAAAAAAGCCATTCACTGCCCTGGAACGCTTGCTATCACAGCGCTAGAAGCATAATATAAAAACAGTTATGTTATGCCTCCCTGCGCCAGCAACGGGAAGCCCTGGAGCGTTGGCCCAGTGATGCGGTGAGCTTATTGAGTCTTGTTTTTAGTCTCATGAGTCTCACCCACAGGCACAAGAAAGGGCAGCCAGTGAAGCTGCCCTGGAGCGGTTCAGATTCGCGCTACGTAGTGCGGGATTCCGGTTTGTTCTGTTAGCTGGTCCGCAAGTTCCCAAGCCTTCTCAGGATCTTGGGGTGACTGGATAAGTTCCCAGCTGCCGTGTCTGTGGATTGTGAGCATGGTTTTGTGTGTTGCGGTGGAGCGGTTCAGACCCAGCCACCCTGGGACGTTTGGTAACCCTGCCAGCGTTTGGCAGCGTCTGCGGCTTTCACCAGCTGGCAGACCCCCTTAATGTCACCGGCTGCCGCTGCCACGTCGATTAAATGAGCGAGCTGACCCCGGATTGTTTCAGCGTCCAATGGCTGGCACGTTTCCGTGTCGGCTGGTCCGTCATCGCTGGCTGCGATCTCTTCAGACGCTGCGCGGACGTCAGCGTAGGCGGTGGAGCGTGAAACCTGAAACTT